TTAAACTTCCCCAACTGCAGCTGCTGTTTTTGCTATAGTAGAGGTTAATTTAGGATGTTTATCAATCCACGTCTGGATTTTATCAAGCAAATAGCCAACTCCGTCCATTAAGCTAGTCATCGTATTTTTTAAACTGGCTCCTACAGAACTATTTACATTGAATAAACGATTTTTAAATAATTGCCATTTTGCTGATAAAGTAGTCATTCGGGTTTGAAATTCCCTAGCCATACTATTTTTAGCTTCTTCACTATTTGCCAGTTCAATTTGTCTGCGCCATTCTTCGGTATTGGCAACAAGCCCTGCTAATTGGGTATTATAATTTCCGCCTGCAATATCGCTAATTACGCCAGCCTATAAATGTTTAGGCAATTTTTTTATTTTTTCAACAATCATCATTAATGTGCCTTGAGCATCTTTTACCATTGCTTTTTGAATCGCTTTTGGATCTAAACCTAACGCTTTTAGTCCGTTATTAACGGGTTTTATTCTAGTGGCTTTACTTAGACGGTTGAACGTACTTTCGATTGCTTTGGCTGATGTACTGGCTTCGTTTCCTGCCGTTAATAAAGTTGAACCAAGTGCAGCAAGATTCTTTTCACTAATTTTGACTAAATTACCAATTCCTGATGTGTTATTTAGAAAATTAATAATATCTGTCCCCTTTGAAATGGCATTATCATCTAAATAGTTAATAGTATCGGCTAGCTCTTTGGCATCTTTGGTGGTTAATTTAAAGTTTTTCTGTACTTTACCAAATAACTCTACTAATTCATCGGGGTTTTCTGCATCAAATGCTGTCGCCATTTGGGTATTTAAGCGAATAAAATCTTCCAATTCATTTTCCTGAATATCCATTCTCGCTGCAGCAGTAACCATGTCACCAATTTGATTTGTGGTAAGAGGTAATTCAGTTGAAAGCTGTTTAATCTTATTTTTCCATTCATCGTATTTAGGAGTAAATTGCCCAAATTTGTCTTTTAGCCCTGGAACTTGGCGAGCGACCCCCGCCATAACATCTTCAAACGACATAAAATCTCGAATGGAATTGACAATTGGTGCAGTGATCGTTGTACCCGCAGCAGAGGCTTGAGCGCCAATAATTTGTGCTTTTCCACTAATACTTTTGAGAGTTTCAACTTGCCCACGATATTGATTATAAGCAGCCTGCTTAGCGTTGAGTTTCTTCAATGCGGCTTCTTGATTTTTAATTTGATCCGTTACGCTTTTGGTATTTTTCTGCAGTTCTCTTTGCTTTTGCGCGAGTTTTTCTGCAGAAATGCCTGATTTTGCTAATTCTTGGCGTGCTTGCTGTAATTTATTTGCTGCATCAATTTGTTCTTGCTTGAGTTTTTTACCGCACTTTTCGCTTTCTCTACTTCCTTTTGAAGTCCTGCAGTAGGATGTTGAGCATTCTTCATATATTGAGCATAAGACGCTGCTTTTTGTTTGGCTTGCTCTAATTCTTGATTTAGTGAATCTAATTTTGATTTCAATGGGTTGATAGCAGAAGCATATTGTTTCATTGCAGCTTGATGCTGTTTATTTTGCTGATTTAGTTGTCGCTGAATCGATTTGCTTTCTTTTAGTTTTGCCGATAGCTCATTAACGCTTTTAGATGCACTGCGAACTGGAGCAGAAATTTTATCAATGGCATTTAATAAAACGGTAAGTTGTAAATTATTCATTTTTATTCACTTTTCTATTAACAAGATTAATTATTTAGCTCAATAATCGAGCAAGCAAAAGGGGGAAATATGATTGCGATACTTTCATTATTTATTCTGTCTGTTGGCTTACTTGGGCTTGCAATTGATTTTGGTGTAATTGCACTTTGAAATCTTTATATTTAGATGGGCTAGCGCTTAAACCGTATTGATGCACTGTAGCAATGGCGGCACTTGAGCCATTAAAACCCACTGAAACTTCGTTACCATTTGACCGCACTTTTAAATGTCGGGCGGTGCGAAGTTTAGCGAACATGGCTTTGCGTTTGATTCGCCCTTTTTTTTCTAAATTCTTTACGTGGTTTTCTCGGTTCAAAGGCAGAACCATCGGGGTTTTGTTGGCGTGCAATTCGGTTCGATTGTCTTTTTCGTAAGGCTTGCCCGATTTTTCGCCCAAGTTGTCTACGTGCCTGCAGAGAAAGATTGGCAATAAGTGCGGTCAATTTTGCCTGAACTTCTTCTACTGTTGCCATTAGACTATATCCCCCTCAAAAATTGGCGAATCCCAGTTTTCCAAGTAGACTTTTACTCGGGGTGGTTCATCCCATACTGGTTCTTTTGCGTAATGAATTTGTACGTTATTACCCTCTTTTTTAGAAACCACGCAACGTGTTACGCCCTGAATCATTTGTCTGCGTTTTTCTGGGATGGGTGCATCGCAATCTTCACAATAAAGGCGACTTACTGCTTTAAAAGTGCGGTGTTTTTTCAGGGCGATTTCGCGTTGCATTTCTTCAAGCTGTTGTGCTCGGTCGAATTGATCTGTCATGGCTGTTCCTTTTTATTAAATTCATCCATGCATTTTTTTAAACTTGAGTTCTCGATAATGCACAAATCAAGGTGGTGCAGTGTCCGTAAATAGGCTTCGGCTAATTCGCCATTGGTGCGGATTTGTGGCGAATAGGCACTGCACTCTGTGGTTTGCGGACAAAGAATCGGCGACTTAATGATTTCCTGCTGAGTTGAGCAGGCGTTTAACATCATCAGGCAAAGGGCTATCAGCCCAATCTTGATTTGATTTAAGTACATTTTTTAAATCCTGTGTTTGTTGATTTTGCTTTGAGGTTGTTTACGGCTTGAATAAGTTGTGCTTGCTGTTCGGCAAAATTTTGAACACTATGATTTAACTCAATGTAAGCGTTTTGCCATTTCAGTTTTAGCTGTTCTTCTTTGAGCATTTCTTTTCGCCAATAATTAGCCTCAAATCCCAGAAACATAATCAAGAGTACAAGTAGTATTGGCCCGATAAGTAAAATGCTTCTTTCTTTGGCAGTTAAGAAATTAAACATAGGTTTTTCTCCTTTTGTCGGCGTTCGATTAAGCCTTTTAGCACTTTTCCTGCGGCATAAATCCAACGCTCAAACTGACCGCACATGGCTTTGCTGTAGCCTTGGCGTGCCATTTTAAAAAGTGAGCTATTTTTTAATTTGCCACATCCTACGTTAAAGGTAATGGACACTAAGGCATCAAATGCACCTTGTGGCATAGTTTGCCCGTTGGCGTATTGATTAACGCATTTTTCTGATTGTTTAATGCCTTTTACGTATAACTCTGCAATTTCTTGCAAGGTGTAAATTTTATTGCGGTCAATTTTTTCAACGGCATCGGTTATGCCTATGCCGACTGTTAAAACATCGGCAGGGCATTGATAGGGCTTTTTCATGCAACCTTCTGCATTGCCAATCAGTAACAAGCCTTTTTCTGATGTTCGAATTTCATTCCCATGAGTGGCAATCACAAGTCCAACAATGGCGGATATGGCGCAGATGTATTTAGCTGAACGTTTAATCATAATGATGGCTCCGTTGTTTCAGTTCTTTTTCTTTTAATTCAAAGTCTTTTTTCTTGTAATACCAATTCACAAGAAAGGTGGCGACACCAATCACAATACCTGTAATCGATGCGACATCAGCCCAATTTACATTTGAGAACATATCGGCAATGCGTCCAATTAAGAAAGCGAATATTCCTGATGTGTAAGACGCTCTTGATGGTGTGTCGTGCATATCAGCTCCAAAGTTGAATTGTGTCATTTGCTACACTGATTTTTTCTGTATCGGCTTCTGGCAAATTGACTACCGTACCAATGGGAATAATGGGCTTGTCCATTAAATGTGGATTGAGTTCGCAAGTTATTTCGAGCAAGCCTTCACTTCGTCCAAAATGGCGATAAAGGATGGCATCTAAATTGTCATTTTGTTGTGCGTAAACTTGCATTAGATTAACTCCGCATCGACGCGTTTTCGGCCCAATATGTCGCTAATCGCAAAGCGAGCATCACGGCGTAATTCATCAATGCTGTCTTTGAGTAGTGCCATTTTCTTTTCGCCATCGTTAGTGCTGTCGTAGCTTGCATAGCGTTCATAAAGGTTTGCCAGTGCCAAGCAACTTACCGCACGTTTATAACGATAAATCAGCACGCTTTCGCCATTGATTGATGGGGCAGTGATCTGTTCTAAACTGTCGTGTTTGCTTTGCGTTTTAAACGTGGAGAGTTCTGCATTGACGCTTGCCATGCCCTCAATCAAGGCTTCTTGTAAACGTTGTGTGGTAATGGTGCCGTCTGCACGGTATTGATTACGAAATTGAGCAAGTGACATATCGGGGAAGAAACCGTCATTACTGATAATGTCATCTAACGTATCGTAATCATTTAACTGTTGCTGTACTTCGCCCATTTCATAATCAGGGGCAAGTTTGACTGATATTGCGCCGTCGCTCATTGATTTACCCTTATAAAAAAAGTCGGGTGAGGATTAAATTAAGCACGGCTAATAAATCCGTCAGAATTTGACCGCACTTTTAATCCGCCCGACGGCTGCGTGGTTTGCTCGGTTTATATTCTTTCTTGCTTGTGCAAGAAAGAACCAAAGAACACACCCTGATTAAATCGCTTTTCTGCCCTTTGTTGTCATTTTCTTAACGGAAAATTTTTAACTCGCTACTCTCAAACAAGAAAAATTTTCCTAAAATGCCAAGTCGGTCAGGCGATTTAGACGGGGCATTAAAACAACATCAATATTCAGTTGTTGATAATTGTTTTTTTAGTTTCTTGATGTCGCCTTTCACACCAATTTTTTGATCTAAACCCAAAGCACGTTCTAAATATGCCAGTGCTTGTTCAGGGTGCTTTTCAACCAATAACAAGCCCAATTACTACATTGATGCGTTTCAAGAAATCAGAACTTTCAAGCACGGCATTTTCTAATTTTTGTTGGATAGTTGGCTCAACGGTAAATTGACCGCCATTTGCAACGAATGCCACATCTTCGCCGTTATCTGCTGCAACACCAGCTACATAAGTATTAAATTTTTGTTGGGTAAATTTATTCATTTGGTTTTTTCCTAAGATAAATTAAAAGAAGCGGCCGTCAGTTTCAGGTTGTTCACCGTAAACTAAAGGGCGAGGATTTTCGGGTTCAACCGGCTTTTTGAGTTCTGCAAAGGTTGCTTGGATTTCCGCATTACCTGCTTTCATTTCTTCGATTTCGGCTTGTTGTTTGGCTAAATCGTCAGAAAGTGCGGTTAATTTTTCCAAGGTTTCTTTGGTTTGCTCGGCTAAAAGCTCAATGGCTTGTGTTTGATCAGAAAAGCGTTCATCGTCTGATTTTTCTTTTTTCGCAAACAAGCCTTTGATTTTTTCAAAGATGCTTTGTGTTTCTTCCACAAATTCCAATTCAGTTTCAATAGCGGCAGTGAAAAGGTTATCTGTTTTTAGCTTGCGAGCATTTAAACCATTGTGTGAGAAACTTAACATTTCTGTGCCTAAGCTTGCTGGATTATCCGTAACGGCTAAACCGACCAAATAGGCTTTGCCCGTGTCGGCAAAATTGGGGTCGATTTCAACGGAGGTGTAAACTTTTTGCCCTTCTTTATTTAATGCAATAAGTGCATCAGTTGGCTGTAATTGAGCTAAAAGTTGTAATTTGCCGTCTTCACGTTCTTCTGCTTTCACGGCTAATACATCACCAAAGCAATGAGAATTTGCTAGTTCTGGCATGTATAAAGAGAATTTGATGTGGTCGAGATTGATACGTGCACCATAGGTGTTTTTTGGATCGTAACTTTCGGCCATTTCTTCAATCCAGTTGCGTTGAATTGTGCGGCCGTCAGTTGTTGCCCCTTCAGTTGCAACAATGACCCATTTAGATTTTTTTGCCATTGGTTATCCTTGCGATGGTTGGTTTGATTCAAAGATTGCCATTATTCTGAAAGGTTTAATTTTGGTGGTCTATGAGTTGCTTTTGTTGTATGCCGATTCACAGAGCAAGCGGAAAGACTAACATTCGCCCCCTTTCTATTATGCGGTTGTAAATAGAAAGGATTAGGAATGGACGAACAAGTTATTAATCAACCTTCCCCCGAAGTAACGGCGGAAATCAAACGTAAAGCACAGCAGATGTATTTCAGTGGCTATAAAATCGCTGAAATATCTCGTCAGCTTGATATTCCTGCATCAACGATTGCCAGTTGGAAAGACAGAGAAAAGTGGGACGATATTGCGCCTGTCGGTCGGGTGGAATTGGCACTTGAGACAAGATTAAATTTGCTGATTGCGAAAGAAGAAAAGAGCAGTTCAGATTACAAAGAAATTGATTTGCTTGGTCGCCAAATGGAACGGATGGCGAGTGTAAAAAAATATTCTTTTGGCGATGGCAACGAAGTAGATTTAAACCCGAAACTGGCGAACCGCAACAAGGGTGATCGCAAGAAAACCGAACCCAATGCCATTGATCAGGAACAAGAGGAATTGCTGATTAATGGCTTTCTTGATGGGATGTTTAATTATCAGCGAATTTGGCACAAGGCGAAAGAACATCGAATCAGAAATATTTTAAAAAGCCGACAAATCGGTGCGACTTACTATTTTGCCCATGAAGCCTTTATTGACGCCTTGACGACGGGACACAATCAAATCTTTTTGTCTGCCAGTAAAAAACAAGCCTTACAGTTTCGATCGTACATTGTGAATTACGCCAAGCAGACGGCAGATGTAGATTTAAAAGGCGAAACCATCAAAATGCCAAATGGGGCAGAATTGATTTTCCTTGGGACGAACTCCGCTACAGCTCAATCCTACCACGGCAATTTATATTTTGATGAAGTGTTTTGAGTGCCTAAATTTGATGTGATGCGAAAAGTGGCATCAGGTATGGCGGCGCAAAAAATGTATCGCCAAACCTATTTTTCAACGCCGACCACGATTGCACATCCTGCTTATGCGTTTTTCTCTGGAAAAGCATTTAATAAAAATCGGGCTAAGGCGGATAAAGTTGAAATTGACATTTCGCACGAGAATTTAAAAAGCGGAAAACTTTGTGCCGACCGTCAATGGAAGCAGATTGTGAGTATTTATGATGCAATGGAAGGTGGGTGCAATCTATTCAACATTGATGACCTAATCGCAGAAAACAGCAAAGAAGAATTTGAACAGTTGTTTTTGTGTCAATTTGCCGATGATAATAGTTCTGCTTTCAAGTTTTCCGATTTGCAACTCTGCCAGGTGGATAGCTTGGAAGAATGGCACGATTACAAGCCATTTTATCAACGCCCATTCGGCAATCGTGAAGTGTGGTTAGGTTATGACCCTGCTTTTACTGGCGACCGTGCAGCCTTAGTGATTGTTGTACCGCCGAAAGTGGAAGGGGGCGATTATCGCGTTTTACATAAACAAACTTTTCACGGTATGGATTACGAAACACAAGCAAGCCGCATTAAGCAGTTTTGTGATGATTACAATGTGACTCGTATCGTGATTGATAAAACGGGGATGGGGTCGGGCGTTTATCAGGAAGTGAGAAAATTTTATCCAATGGCGCAAGGCCTAGAGTATAACGCCGATCTAAAAAATGAAATGGTATTAAAAACACAAAACTTAATTCAAAAACGTCGCCTGAAATTTGATAGTGGAGACAATGACATCGTGAGTAGTTTTATGACGGTGAAAAAACGCATTACTGGCACAGGGAAAATTACTTATGTTTCGGATCGTTCGGAAGATGCAAGCCATGGCGATTTATCATGGGCGATTATGAACTGCATTTTAAATGTGCCTTATGGTTTCGGCGGCGATGTATCAAGCAACAAATCAACAATATTTACTTTTGAATAGGATAATCCAATGAGCAAAAACACAAAAAAATCCACCGCACTTTCTACTGGAAATCAAGCACAGGCGTTCAGCTTTGGAGAGCCTATTCCAGTGATTGACCGTGCAGAAATACTGAATTATTTCGAAAGCGTGGTGATGTATGAAAAATATTACAATCCGCCAATTAATTTAAGTTACTTGGCTAAAGCCTTAAATGCCTCAGCCCATCATAACAGTGCGATCACTGTGAAGAAAAACATTTTACTTTCGACGTGTAAAACCACCGCACTTTTACCTCGTACCCAATTAGAAAAACTGGTGCAAGATTACTTGGTCTTTGGCAATGCTTATATTGAGAAAACTGTAAATTCGTTTGGTAAGGTTGTCTCGTTAAAATCCCCTCTTGCTAAATATATGCGTGTCGGTGTTGAAACAGGCGTGTTTTATCAGATTGTGAATGGATTTGATGAATATGAATTTAAAAAAGGTGCTGTCTTTAACTTGATTAATCCCGATGTGAATCAAAAGATTTATGGCGTGCCAGAATATTTGGCAGCGTTACAATCTGCTTTTTTAAATGAAAGTGCCACATTGTTCCGCCGTAAATATTATTTGAACGGTGCGCATGCTGGGTCAATCATTTATATGACTGACCCAACACAGAACCAAGACGATATTGAAGCAATCAAAACGCAAATCAGACAAACAAAAGGCACTGGCAACTTTAAAAATTTATTTGTGTATATTCCAAATGGAAAGAAAGATGGAATGCAAGTTATTCCTCTGTCTGATGCTATTGCTAAAGATGATTTCCTAAACATTAAGAACGCAAGCCGTGATGATGTGTTAGCTGCGCACCGTGTGCCACCGCAATTAATGGGCATTGTGCCTAATAATACAGGCGGTTTTGGTGATGTAGAAAAAGCAACGCGAGTATTCTTTATCAATGAGATAATCCCATTGCAAGAACGATTGAAAGAGATTAATAGTTGGGTGGGGGAAGAAGTGATCACATTCTCCGATTACAAATTGCTAAATTAG